TCAAGCCTTGTGTTTTCTTTTTTTATAATATGTTGTCTTAACGGTTAATAGCTTTGATAGATGCCAAAGGAGACTTATCGTATAAAAGAAAGACCATACTGTAAAAAATATACTACTTGAATAAAAAAGACTTAATATGTGCTTAATTACGTTAAGATTTAAATGATAATTATCGACAATCAAATTAGCAATTTCCGATTTAAATATAAAAAAATTTTGCAATATTATGTTACTAAAAAGGGCATATAAATATATGAAAAATCCTACAAAATGGTAGTTTTTAAGAGAAGTAAATACTTGTCCAGAACTTTCTAAATATTCAATAAAATCATCAGGTGTAGATGTAACCAATATGGTCATAGAAAGTGTGAACAAAGTTATAAAGATGCTAAGTAATGGTATGTATAATTGGAAATTGTTTTTTACATCTTTATAGAGAAGGTTATGGTTGTCATTGCTAAATATAAGAATCAAAAACAGTCCAGACAAAAAAAATGACAACAAAAAGTCCCAAGAAAATATAAATAAATATAAATTTTGGAAAAACCTTTTATTCATTATCGTGATTTATCCTGAATCTATCTCGTATATAACTAACTTTTAGAAGTAATCTTGTAATAAGGTCATTTTCTTTTTTGTCGTTAACCGTTATTTTTTCAACAAGATCTTTTGAATGTATTCTAACCAATTCGCCTGTATCGCTTATGCCTCTAATTGATCCTTCCCCATATCCATCCTCAATCATATTTAACATTTGATAAGACTTTGTCCCCTGCCCATAATTGAGAGTTCCTTTGGGCGGAGCCTTGTCTTTTATTATTCTTTTCTCTGTATTGGTTTCTTTAAGGTCTTTATCAATTTCGTCCCAAATTCTGGCAGATGGATTAGACGGAAACAGGACCATGTTTGAGGACAAAATTCTAGTTAGCCCTAATACCTCGTTCTTAAACTTTCTTTCTTCTCCCAAAAAAGTAATATCGACATCTGCCGGATTGTTTTTGCTTCCTGTGGCTTTGCCAATTAATTTTTGAATTAAAAATTTTACTTTTTTTCTGTCGAGACCGTAACCCGTTTTTTCTTCGAAGAATAGCAGCATGTCTGATTTATTGTAATACATTTTTACATTTTCGACGACATTTTGAACAACCTGCTGCTCTATCTCCTTTGTTTCGTTATCGATGATAATGTTATGTTTGATATCATGTTTTCTAATAAAATCACAGCATATCAAATCATCAGCCAATCTTCTCGCGTTTGTAATTGTATATTTTAATTTTTCTTCTTCTATTTCTGGATACCATATAGGGTTTGAGCTTAGATAAAAAAACAAATCCTCTATATATGTTTTTTTATCTTCAACTTGATGTGAAAACAGACCCATATCGAAGTGAAGTCTTGTTATAATCAATTCAAATTTCATTGCCCCTCCTACTCTAAGCTGCCAATTTAATCAACCTCAATATCGTCGGTTTATCGATCTGCTTCTCTTCCTCGAACATCTCGCAAAGAGTGATAACGAGCTGGGCCTTTTTGTCGGGCTTTAGCTCCAGGTGCAGATCCCCGAGTCCCTCCTCGACCGCCTCGATCACAATGCGGACAAGATCCTTTTCCAATCCCTCGGCAAGCCTTGCCGGCTCCTGAGTCCTTACCCTTTCCTTGCCCGTGATTAGCCAATCCAGGCTTACGTCTCCTATTTCAGCGATCCTTGCAAGGGTCAAGGTCTCGGGGTCTGACTGTCCTTTCTCGTATTTAAAGACAGCGCCTTTACCTTTGCCAAGAATGCTGCCTAGAGCCTCCATGCTCAGCCCGGCTTTCTCCCTGACTTCCCGAATTCTCTCGCCAACCGCCTCTCTTAAATCGCTCATGGGGCACATTTAACAACTTTTTTCACAAAAAGTAAATAGATTCACAAAAAGCAAACAAACTAGCATTTTCGGCTATTTAAAATAGATGATATGCCTATTCAAGCGCCTCTATGTTGTCCTTTAGCAAACTTTTCTATTGACAGTTTTCTTTTTGAGAACTAATTTGTTTACTAAACGAGAACGGAGCCGAAAATGTCGATGGGAAAAAGAATCGTAGAGGCCAGAAAAAATAAAGGAATGACTGCTGAAACCCTCGGGGTAATGATCGGACTATCCAAAGGTGCCATCTGGAAAATCGAAAACGACCAGCTCAAGGGTGGCCCTGATCCCGAGACGGTCGTCCGGATCTCCGAGGCCCTGAACGATACCTCCATCCTCCTGCACTACCTGGAGGAAAATCCCGTCTACAAATCGATCATCCCGAAGATCTTCCCCGACCTGAACAACATCCGTCGGGACCCGGCAATCATTTTCGGCAAATTCCGGCGCGAGGCGTCGGAGGCCATCGATGCCGCCGAGGTCCTGGAGGAGATATTCAGCCGCACCGATCCGCGCAGCGTCCCGAATTTTGATGAGACCTTTAAGGCCAAGCTGGAGCAGATCGTCGACGTGGAGCGCTGTTCTCAGGAAATGTTTTTCGCCCTGATCGCCGCCGGGATCATGACGGAGGAGGATCGCAAGGAGATCCACCGGCGCCAGCAGGAGAAATGCGAGCGCAATGGACACCATAAGCCGCCTACGCGCGAGGCTTCGGCGGCCAAGGCCTAGAGCAGAGGGAGGGAAGAATGGAAACGAGTTGTCCGAATTGGTTGAAGTTTCTGGAGGAGGTCGTCGGTAACGAGGAGGAGATCCGGCTCTTACAGGAGTTTTTCGGGAGCTGTCTCGCGCCTGAAACCTATGGCCGGATGTTGTTGATGGTGGGGTCGGCCGCGAGCGGGAAAAGCGTGCTGGTCTCGGTGGTCGCGTCCGTCCTGGGGAGTGAGAGAGTCGGATATCATCCGCTCTTTCATCTCAAGGACCCTTTTGTCCGCGCGGATCTCTCGGAGAAGCGCCTGAATGTTTCTTGCGAGGACGTGGCCAAGGGGATCGATCAATCTTACCTCAAGGCTTTTATCGCCGGCGATCTTCTTAATGCCTCTTTCAAGTACAAGCCGTATTTTTCTTTCCGTCCGGAGACGAAATTCGTCTCGATGCTGAACTACCTCCCCGAGAACCCTCCGGCGATTGCGCGCCGGCTCCTGGTCGTTCACTGTCCGCGCCAGTTCAGGCGGGAAGATATGAGCGTCGACCTGGACCGGAAGCTGGCCGAGGAGCGGGAGGGAATTCTGGCCTGGCTGGAGGAGGGACTGGAGCGGCTTCGGAAGCGCGGCGGGTTTGGAGGCTAGCCTTTGTCCTCGAGGTGGAAGAGAAACTCTCTCGTTGCGGACTCTGCCTTTAGTGCGGCTTTCCCGATCTCGGAGGATTTGCCGTAGGCATTCATGGAGAGCATGGAAAGTTTAAAAATTCGATCAAAGAGCGATTTCAGCTCTTCGACCGAGGCTTGATGTTCTTCGGGCGTCAGACCGGACTTTCTTGGGTGCATCCAATGATTTCCCATAGTTAGAGGTGAAGGTGCATTCTGACAGAAGGCAGGCCAATAGGCAAACAAAAAAACGGAGCCGGTCAATGGGCAAGCCCTACCAGGTAAAGCTTGAGCAACTCACGGAGAAGGAGCGGGACTATATGTTCAACGTCTTCTTTCCCCGGATGGAGGAGCTCGCGCGGATCGCTTACGAGCGGCGCCAGGCGGCGGAGGAGGCGAAGCGCAATGAATCGAAACTGTGAATTCTGCGGCCGAGAGCTCCCCGAGGCGAAGAAGACCGGCCGTCCTCGGGCCTTTTGCGGGGACAACTGCCGAAAGCTGGTTTACCTCCTCGGCAAGATCGAGGACCGGCTCGTCCTGGTAAATCCGACTCCGGAGAAGAAAAAGCTTTTGCGCCGGCGGCTCTGGTCGGCGGCGAATATTATGAATTGAGGTTGTCTTTTAATTCCTTGTTGTTTTTGTGATTTTGGAGGTTTGCAGTTGAATTGCGGTGGTAAAGGCAGGAAAGAGGATCTCGGCTCGCTCCTTTGGGCGGCTCTGTTCTTTTCTCTCGTTCTCCTCCTGGCGGGGATAGCGGGGGATCTGGACCGGCGCTCGGAGGTTCGAGCCGTTTTTGTGTCTGGTGACACCTGGGCCGCTTGGACGGGAGTCGATCACAGCCGGCCGTAAGGAGAAAGGGGTCGAAAATGTTTGTCTCTATCGAGGACGCGAGGAGCCGGATTCTTTGCCCGATTTATGGGGCGCTTTATCACTTTTTAACCTCTGGAGCCTTGCCGGCCTGGTCGCCGGGAATCCCCTCGCCTCCGCCAGGCGCGCAAAGGCCGGAGCCGATCAACGGGCTCGAGCTCTCTCCCTGTTGCCGCGCCGATCGGTGCGGGTTCTGGCGATGGAGAGGGGAGAACGACCGGAGCGCGACGGAGGAGCGGTTCGAGTATCTCGAGGCGGACTATCCCGATCAGCCGGATTATCTCGGCGCGGGAACTTGGTCGCCTGAGGAGCTCGCGGCGGAGGCCGAGGCGGAGTCTCGCTATCTGCGAGGGATCGGCGCGCTCATGGAGGCCTGGACGCCTCCGGTCCTGGAAGGGTGGCGGATCGTCGCCACGGATTACGACGAGGACGAGGGGCGGATCTATGCCCGGTACGAGCGGGAGAGGCCGGCCGGGAATCGGTTCGGCTTCTGCGGTCTGGCCGGCCGGCCGGGAGGACCTCATGGTTAAGGCGGCTCTCGATCGGTTCAAGGAGGACCTCGGGACGGAGGGACGGCGGTTTCATTACGAGCTCGCCTATCGGGATCTCGGCCGGACGCTCGACCGGATCCAGTCTTTTTATGAGGCCGGCGCGATGGAGTGGGCGCGCGAGGAGCGGCCGGACCTGGTCGACCGCCTCCGGACGGCGTTCCGCGCTGTCGATACGGCTTTCGATCGGGAGGATCACCGGGCCGTTGATGCCGCTCTGAGGAATTGGGCGGCGGCCGCGCGGGAGATCGTCTTGATGTTTCGCGGCTCGCCTCAATTCCAGGCCTCGGACGAGGCGCTCCCCGAGATCCAGGTCGACCAGGTCGAGCCTGAGACGGAGAGCCTTTTCCCCGAGGAGGACCGGGCTCGGGAGACGACCTCGTCGCACAGGGGGGCGCTATGACTCTGAGCAGGAAAGATAAGGACGAATGGGGCGAGGATGGGAATCGCTAAAGATCATCTAAGCGAGGAGCGCCGAGAGGCGATCGCGCGCGCTCTCTTTGTCGTCAAGTCGGCCAGGCGGGGAAAGAAGGGGCCGGAGCTTGTCGGCCTCTGTCCGTTACACGACGACCAGGAGCCCTCGTTTTCCTATAATCCGGAGTTGGACGCTTTCAACTGCCTGGGGTGCGGAGCGTCCGGCGACCTGGCGGATCTCTGGTGTCGCGATCGCGGCCTCGATGCGCGATCGGGCGGCCTGGTCGAGTTTCGGCGCGAGTTCGGGATCGAGAGCACTCTCCCCCCTTGGTCGGGCGAATACCAAGACAAGGGCCGATCGAAAAAGGCCGCTCCTGGGGCAAATACGGAGGCCAAAAAAGGCGCGAAATCCGCACAAAACGCGGGATCGGGCGATTTCATCGAGGAGCGGCTCCTGGCGGCGCTCCCCCCCCTCCCCCTTGAGAAGGTCCGCCAGATGGAAGCGGGTCGAGGGTGGACTCGCGCCGGGATCGAGCGCGCGGATCTCCGGCTCTGGAAGTCGCACAGGGACGAGGAGCGGATCGCGATCCCGGTCCGCGACGAGGAGGGGCGCCTGGTCAATATCCGGCTCTATATGCCGGGAGCGAAGAATTACAAGGTCATTTCCTGGAGCGATCCGGAGTGTCCGAAATGCGGCGCGGGCTGGAAATGGAAGAAGGAGGAGGAAAAAAAGGGGGTCCGGTTCTGTTTCGAGTGCGGGGTCGAGCCTCGGACCTTTGGCGAGTCGCGCCTCCTCCCCCCTCCCCCCTCCTGGAGCTCCGGGCCGATATGGATAGTCGAGGGGGAGCCGGACCTGGTCGCGGGGATCTCGCGCGGCCTGAACGTCACGACGCAGACGGCCGGGGCGGGGACCTGGAAAAAGGCCTTTACGGAGAAGTTCAAGGACCGTGACGTCATTATCGCTTACGACGCGGACAAGGCGGGACTTGCCGGCGCGGAGAAGGCGGCGAGAGAGCTCGCCAAGGTCGCGCGCTCGGTCCGGATCTTTCTCTGGCCGGCGCGCATGTACGAGGGGACGACTCAGCCGCTCGAGGATCCGAAAAAGGAGTTTAGCGACTTCGTCCTAGAGCACGGCTCGAAATATCCCGTCGACAAGGGCGAGGACCTGACGGACTTTTTCCACAAGCACGGCCAGGGGATCAAGGAGCTCCAGGACCTGCTCCCCTCGGCCGTCACGATCGAGAAGCCGGCGCCGGAGCGGGAGATCGCTCCAGGGCCTCGGCGGTTCTATCGCGGCCGATCCTTCCGGCCGGCGCTCCTGGCCGACGCTTTGCTCTCGGATATGCAGTTTATCGCCGAGCCGCTGACCGGCCGGCTCTTTCGATGGTCGGGCAAAAACTGGCAGGAGTTCCATATCGACCGGCTCCAGGCGCTCGCTCTGGCGATGCTCGGCGAGGAGGGGGAGTCGAAGCACGCGGCAAACGCGGCGCGCCAGGTTTATCTCCGCTCGCTTCTGCCGGAGGAGCGGGAGCTCGACGATCATCATGCTCTTATCTGCCTGGCTAACGGGATGCTGAATATCGAGACGGGGGATTTCCTTGAGCACGATCCGCGCTATTTCGCGACGCAGATCCTCGACTTTGTTTACGAGGAGTCGGCGGAGTGTCCCCGCTGGCTCCAGTTCCTCGAGGAGGTTATCCCGGACAAGCGGGTCCGGACTCAGCTTCAACAGTTTTTCGGGTATTGCCTGACCAGGGAAACCCGCTATGGGAAATGCCTCCTCCTGCACGGGCCGGGATCGGATGGGAAATCGACGATCCTGAAGGTCCTCCAGGCGATGATCGGCTCTCACAACTGCTCGGCCGTCCAGATGTCGCGCTTGGAGGATCCTTTCGAGCGAGCGACGCTGTACGGGAAGCTCCTCAATATCGGGACGGAGACGGAAAAGGCCGCCTTCGGCTCGGCTCTGTTCAAGGCGATCGTGACCGGCGATTTCGTCAACGCCAGTTTCAAGCATAAGGACTTCTTCACCTATCGGCCTTACGCCAAACTGGCCTTTGCCTCGAATTTCTATCCGAATGTCTCGGACAATACGGACGGCTATTATCGGCGGATCCTGGGAATTCAATTTACAAAGCAGTTCGGGCCGGGCCTGGACGCCGAGGAGGACAAGTTTCTCGAGGACAAGCTCCTCTCCGAGCTGCCGGGAATCTTCCTCTGGTCGCTTGCCGGCCTGGAGCTCCTGCGGGAGCACGACGGCTTTATCGACGCGGAGAGGTCGCGGGAGTTCCTCCAGGCGTACAAGCGACATAATAATCCGGTCCAAGCGTTTTTCGAGGAGGATCTCCGCCTGGCGGAGCCGGGGGAGGACCTCCGAGTCCCCGTCGATCGGGTCTATAACCTTTACAAGGCCTATTGCTCCAGGAACGGACACAAGCCCTTGGCGAAACCGAATTTCGGCGCGACGCTCCGGACCGTCGTCAAGGTTAGCGAGGGGCGAATGAAGGACGCCGACCGGGCGCGCGCTTATCTTGGGATCGGGCTCCAGGAGCGCGCCGAGCTCGCCGCCGGCGGCTCCCCCCCTCCCCCCCCTCCGGAGGAGCGCGAGGCTGTCTAAAAAGGGAATGTCCGGGCTCTGTCCGGGCCGTGTCCGGGCAACCCGGACGGAAAAAACGCCGACCAGATAAGGATTTAGGGGAATGTCCGGGCTGTCCGGGCGAATTGGAAGGTATGACGCATGCGCGCACGCGCGCGAAGGGATGGAAAGACGGTAGAGCGGAGGGGTTTTTCTCTCTTATTCCTTTTAAGGTTTTACCCGGACAACCCGGACAAAAGGGATAAAAGGCCGAAACTGCAAATAAAAACCGTGTCCGGGTGAAAGAAAACAACCCGGACAGAGCCCGGACAGAGCCCGGACAAACGAGAGGAGGCGCAAGTAATGAGGATTCAGGTCGGCGATAGGGAGCTCCGCGAGGCGCTCGAGTATCTCTCCGAGGACCTCGTCCGTCCGGCGGCGCGCCTGGCGCTTAACGACTCCGGCCGCCAGGGCAACACGGCCGCGAGGAAAGAGATCCGCGCGAGGTGGAATCTCAAGGCCGGCTTTATCAATGAGCGGGTGAGGATCTCGAGCTTTGCTGACGAGTGGGATCTCTCCGTCGTTCTCCAGGCGAAGGGCCGGCCGATCGACTTGACGCATTTCGGGGCGCGGTGGGTCCGGGGGAATCAGGTCGTAAGCCGCGCGGGGGTTAAGGTCCTCAAGAGATCGAAAGGACAAGGCGGGGTCTTCTATGAGGCCGAGCGCGGGAAAAAAGAGAGAATCCCCTCCGGCTTTATCGCCACGGTCGCGGCCGGGACAAAGGGCGCGACGCATATGGGGGTGTTCGTCCGCGCGGGAAAGGGCCGGCTCCCGATCATCAAGAAGCGGGTTATCTCGGTCCCGAGTATGTTCGAGCAAGAGCCGGTGTTCCGCGCGATCGTCCAGGTCGTCGAGGAGAAGTTTCCGCAACGGTTCGAGCATCACATCGACCGCGCGGTCGCGAGGCGGTTCGGGTCCTCCTGACGACCTGGAGCCATACGGGCAGCAAGCGCCCGATAAACGTCTACTTTTGGACTTTTTTGAAGGCTGGAAAAATGGAATCTCTCGAAACGACCGCAATATCTGACCGGGCCAGACCGACGGGGATTTCCTTCCCGGCCGAGGTCGCGAAGGCGTTCGGTGCGGACTTCTTGGATCCGGAGCGATGCGGCGAGATCGTCCTCGCCTGGATCCATCCAGGGCCGGCCGTCTGTCCCCGGTGCGGCCTCGTCCTCGAGGGGCGGAGCCTGGCGCGGTTCCAATCCTTCGGCCGCGTCCATTGCCGGGAGTGCGGGAAGTTCTTCACGGCGACGGCCGGGACCGCTCTCCATAAGGTCCAGATCTCGCCGAGTCAGATCGTCCTGATCGCCTATCTCCTGGCGCTCGAGGTCGACCTGGTCGAGATCTCCAGGGCGGCCTCCGTCGATCCCGAGACGGTCCGACTCTGGCGGCTTAAGTTCGCGGCGCTCGCGCGGGGGGGGCGGGGGAAATGACCGGAACGCCTATCGAGATTTTACGAAAAGCCGTCGCGGTCAACCTGGAGAAGGTCCAGGAGTCGCCGACCGCCGAGAATCTCAAAAACTGGCGCGAGTCGACCAAGGCTCTCGAGGAGGCCGAGGCCGATCTCGCCGGCGCGGTCGAGCCGGGAGCGCGCCGGATCAAGGGGATCGCCGGCGCGGCCGATTATTTAACAGATGCCGGATGGAAGGTGTCGACCTCGACGCTCTACGCGCACAGGGACCGCGAGGTCCTCCCTCGCGCGGACGGCTCCGGCTATTACCTGGCGGCCGACCTCGACGAATACGCTCGCGGCAATCTGCGCCGGCTCGACGGAAGCGACGGAGACGAGGAGGGCGCCGAGGCGCAACGTAAAAAACAGGTCGCCGACACGGCGGTTAAAGAGGAGCAAGCGGAAAACTGGCGGATCCGAAACGCGATCCTCCGGGGGGATTACGTCGAAAAGTCCTTTATGGAGCGCGAGTTTTCCTCAAGGGCCGCTTTTCTTAAATCCGACCTCGAGACGTTCTGGTCGGTTCATGCCTTGACGATCGTCGAGCTCGTCGCCGGCGATCCGAAAAAGGTCCCTGCTCTGATAGAGCGCGGCGAGGAGTTCGTCCTGGAGTGGCTCGATCGCTATTCTCGGCCGATCGACTACCCGAAACCGAAATTGACCGGAGGTGCTCCTGGCGATGAGTAACGCCGCGCTCAAATATACCGAGCCGACCGGCCGGCCGATCTGGACGGAAGGCGAAGGACGCATTTTCAAGCGGCGCGATCCGACCACGCCGAGCCGGTGGAACAGTAAAAACCGGGTCGTCGTCCAGGGGAGCCGGCCGGGGCTCTGGCGGCCGGAGACGGTTCCTTATGCTCCGGAGGTCCTCGACACGATCGGCGAAAAGTCCGTCGAGCGGGTCGTCATGTGCTGGACGCCTCAGACGGCGAAAACCGATATCGCTAACGGGTTCCTCGGCTACGTCACCGATTACGCTCCAGGGCCGGCGCTGGTCGTCATGCCGGATAAAAACCTCTGCAAGAGGGTGAGCAAAAACCGGCTTCTCTCGATGCTCGAAAACTCGCCGCGCCTGGCCGAGCTGATAACCGACAATCCCGACGACAAGCAGACCTACGAGGTCCATCTCAAGAACGGCGCCGACTGGTATCTCTCCTGGGCGAGCTCGCCGGCGATGCTCTCCATGATCTCGATCCGATACCTCTTTCGGGACGAGATCGACAAATGGGCCGAGCAATGCGGCAAGGAAACCGATCCCCTTAAGCTCTCTTTCGTCCGGACGAATGTCTATCGAGGAAAGCGAAAGATCGTCGATAGCTCGACGCCGACTCTGACGACCGGTCCGATCTGGCTCGCGCTTAACGCGTGCTCAGAGATCCGCGACTATTGGGTCGCCTGTCCGCTCTGCGGAGGGTGGCAGAAAATGACCTTTGACCGGATCAAGTGGCCGGCCGAGGAGAAGGATCCCGAGGCGATCAAGGACGGGAATCTCGCCTGGTACGAGTGCGCCGACTGCGGCGAGGCCTGGGACGATCACCGGCGCGACCAGGCGGTCCGCGCGGGGTCCTGGGTCGCTCGGAAAAAAGCGAAGAATCCGAAATCGGTCGGCTTTCACCTTCCGGCCTGGTATTCCCCTTTTGTCTCGCTCTCCGAGTGCGCGGCCGCCTATGTGGAGGCTCGGCCGGTCCGTGAGGGGAAGATCGTCAACCGTCTAGCCTGGATCAACTTCCTCAATCAGTACGCGGCCGAGGCCTACAAGGAGGAGGAGGGCGAGGTCCCTGAGTGGGAAAAGATCCAGGCCAGGGCGGAGAATTACGGTCCGGCCGTCCCGATGCGCGCCGGCGTCCTGACCGCCTTCGCCGACGTCCAAGACGACCGCCTCGAGGTCGAGGTCGTCGCCTGGGGGCGCGGCGAGGAGGCCTGGTCGATCGACCGGCATATTATCCCCGGTGTCCCCGTTCTCCCGAGTGTCTGGCAAGAGCTCGACCGATATCTCCGTCGCGAGTGGCGGCACGAAAGCGGGGCGAAAATGCGGATCGCCTCGGCCGGAGTCGACACCGGGGGACATTACACGAAACAGGCTTACGCCTTTGTCAAAAAACGCTATCACCGGAGGATCTACGGGACAAAGGGCTCGAGCGTCCCTGGCAAGGGGATCGTCGGCCGGCCGACAAAGAGCAACCTTGGGAAGATCCCGCTTTTCATCGTCGGGACCGAGACGGCAAAGGAGACGATTTTCTCGCGCCTGAATCTCGACCAGGGCGAGGAGGGTTTTATCCATTTTCCGCAGAAGTACGACGAGGAATATTACAAACAGCTTATCAGCGAAAAGCCGTCGGTTAAGCACTATCGCGGCCGGCCGGTGCGGGTCTTTGTCCAGACAAGGGAGAGAAACGAGACGCTCGACCTCTGGGTCGGAAACCTGGCGATCCTCTCGATCCTCAATCCGAATCTCGAAAAGCTCGTCCGCGACCTGGAGCGCCAAGCGCAAGAAAACGCACAGGGCGCCCTCGATCTCGGCCTCGAGGAGGATCCGGCCGACCAGGTCGACCAGGAGGAAATCGAGGAGGTCGCGGAGGGGGGGAGCGACTTCGCAAAGACGGTCGCCGAGACGGCCGTAAAGATGGTTAAGGCCTTGAACGACCTGAAAGAGGAAAGCGACCAGGCCGGCGAGTCCCATTCAAAGACGCGGACGGCGCGAGGTCGACGGCGATCGCGGAGCGGGTCTTTTGTCGGTGGATTTAAGAAATAAAGGAGGTGTGTTGTGGTCTGGAAGTCAAAGAAAGTCCTTTACCGTGTCTCGGAAGTGGCCGACCTTTTGAGCGTTCACGTCGACACGGTTTACACCCTCGTCCAAATCAAGGAGCTCCAGGCCCACAACCGCGCGCCGGGGCAAAAGGGGATGAGGATAACGGGGAAATCGATCGAGGGATATATCGAGCGGCACCTGGTCGACGTTGACGATTATTTCGAGGTGCAAGCGTGAAGATGGGCGGGGAAGCTCTGAATGACGAGCGGTTTCGCCGGCTCGCCTTTTCCATCGCTCCCGATCGGGACGGCCGGACGCTCCAGGTCGACGGTTTACTCCTCCTGACCGGCGAGGCGGAGCGGCCTTTCCGGTTTCAGGTGTCCAGGGGGCCGGGGGCGGATTTCATGGCGGCGGCTCAGGTCTTCCGATACGTGGGCGCGGCACTCGGGCGGCCCTCCGTCTGGCTGGCCGAGGCCGGTGCGGGGAGTGACTGTCTGGGAGATCCCCGCTTTCAGTCACTTAAGGTCGAGATGGAACCATCTTTCGACGAGGTTGTCCTGGAGGTCGAGGTTATCCTCGAATCCGAGGGAGAGGCGGCGGCCTCGTTTGGATTCCCCTGGCTTCGCCGAGCTCAGTCGGATTTTGCTGTTTCAAGTGTGGTGTTTCAGAAGGTGGGGCGAAGCCTTGAGCGGAGCCGGGCGGGATGAACTCGGGGCGGTTTTGTCATACAAAATTGATATCGTTTTTGAGATCCAAGCCTTTTAATTTTTCCGATACAGAACCTATTGCAGTAAGTTGACCCAATACATAAACAATTGAATATCTTACTTGCTGAGGAAGTGTTAGATCTTTATTGCGCTGTGGATCGCATAGATTGACAAATTCTTTTGCCAGTTTAATAGCTTTATCAGGAGTGATGTTATGGGCCAAATTATTTCTTAATTTATTTAATTTATCAATTGCAGGAAATACACAATCATGAATGGGAACATTAATCATTGCCTTCGTAAGGCTAGACAATTGTGAAAAAGACAATCTGGCTTCTGCAATATACTTAGGAAATTGGCAATGTTTAATTACAATGAAATATAATATCTCCTCAATTATCAAATGCCCTTTAAGTGTAATTAGAGTTAAATCTTCTGTGTCAGGAATAAGTTCTAAAAACTTAAAGCCATGTTCTCTAATAGAATTTGTTGTTATTTGCAACTTCTTTGAAGCTTCCATATGTCCTCTGAAATTGAATTAATATACTCGTTCAACTCGAATCATTGCTGCACTTGTTTGGAAACTGGATTTGGTTGCAAATCAAAATGTAGCTTGAGTTGAATTACCGGTCAAGCATTCGGATGCAATTCGTTTTCTTCGGAATGCCCGGAAATGCCGGGAAAAGCCCGGTTTACGGATAATCGTCCCCGTCCGAAAATCGGGCTATGGAAAACGAGCCCTCCCAAATCATCGCCGGCGACGCGATCTCCTGGAAACGCTCCCTCCCCGACTATCCGGCCTCGGCCGGATGGTCCCTCTCCTACGCCCTTCGCGGACCTAAACAAATCGACATAGCCACGGCAGCCGATGACGACGACCACCTGGTCGACGTCGACTCGGGCACTTCGGCAAGCTGGCTGGCCGGCGTTTATCGGATGTTCCTCCAGGTCGCAAAGGACGGCAAGCGGTACACGATCGACCAGGTCGAGCTCGAGATCCTCCCCGATCCGACACATATCGCAGACGGGACCGATCTCCGGCCGCACGTCAAGAAGGTCCTCGACGCGATCGAGGCGGTCCTCGAGGGCAAGGCGACGCGGGACCAGCTCGCCTATACGATCGACGGCGTCCGGATCGACCGGATCCCTCCCCTCGATCTCCTGGAGTGGCGGCGGCGGTACCGGGTCGAGTGGAATAACCACCTCAAGAGCGAGGGCCGTAAAAAGGGCCGGCGCTCCGGAAACAAGATAAGGGTTTCTTTCTGATGGACGTCTCTTTTCATCTTCCGACCTGGCTCCCCTGGTTCGCGCTCAACCTGGCCGGCCTGGCGATCGTCTTTTTCCTCTTGCGCGGGACGCTCCGCCGGATCCTGGCCGTCCGCGCCGGCCGGCTCTACCTGGTCGGGCGCGTCGTCGGCCGCGCGATGGCCTGGGACGTCCAAGGCGTTTTCACCTCGAAAGAGGCCGCGATCGAGGCCTGTCGCAAGCCGAATTATTTTTATTTCGCACTGCCTCTCGACCAGGAGCTCCCCGAGGAGCCGGTCGAGGGCGGCGAGTTCTGTTTTCCTCTCAAGCCTGAAATCTCGAAAGGCGGCAACTGATGGGAATTTCTCCCCGCGCAATGATCCGCAAGCGACACGCCGGCGCGCGCGCCTATGAGGCGGGCAAGGGCGGCCGGCTCGGCTCCTGGGGAATGACCTCGCTCTCGGCCGACGCCGAGCTAAGGGGTTCGCTCCGTGTCTTGCGTTCCAAGTCGCGGCACCTGGCGGAGAATAACGACTATTTCAAGCACTTCCTCCGGCTCCTGAAGATCCATGTCGTCGGACCGCAGGGGATCCGCCTCCAGTCGAAGGCGGTCGACGCGGCCGGCAAGCCGAGCCGGCAGGACCGGCGGAAAATTCAAGGAGCCTGGAAACGCTTCAACAAAAAAGGCGTTTTCGACGTAACGGGGAAGCTCTCCGGCCGCGACGCCTCAAAGCTCTATGTCGAGACGCTCGCCAAGGACGGCGAGGTTCTCGTCCACCTGGTCGAAGGGTTTGATAACGATTTCGGTTTCGCGGTCCGGTTCCTCCAGGCCGACCACCTGGATGAAAGGCTTAACGGCAAGGCGCCAAACGGAAACCAGATCCGCCTCGGCGTCGAATACGACAAGCTCGACCGGCCGGTCGCTTACTGGCTGTTTCGGGATCATCCGGGGGACATGGGGCTCTCCGGCTATTCGATCACGCAGAAATACCAGCGGATCCCGGCCGAGGAGATCATTCACGAATACCTGGTCGAGTCCCCTCGCCAGGGGCGCGGGGTTCCTACCGCTCACACGGCCTGTCAACGGATGGAGAGCCTCGACAAGTTCGAGGAGGCCGCTCTGGTCAACGCGCGGACGGCCGCCTCGAAGATGGGTTTCTATATCCATCGGTCCGGCGTCGTCGAGCCTGGGGAGGGGGAGTTCCTCGGCGATTTCGAGGACGAGGAGGGGGACTTTATCGACGAGGTCGAGCCGGGGGTCCTCCAGCAGCTCCCGGCCGGATGGGATTTCAAGGAATGGAATCCTCAGTTTCCCAACGGCGATCTCGATCCGTTCATCAAGGCGCTTATTCGAGGGACGGCCTCCGGCCTCGGCGTTTCTTATCACAGTCTCGCAAACGACCTTGAGGGCGTCTCGTTCAGCTCAATCCGCCAGGGGACGCTCGAGGCGCGCGACGTCTGGCGCGATCTCCAGGGTTTCGTTATCGAGAGTTTCCTCGATCGGGTCTTTTCCGTCTGGCTGCGAAACGCGCTTATCCGCGACCGCGTCGAGGGGCTCCAGATTTGGGAGATCGAGCGTCTCCTGGCGGCGCTCTGGCGCGCTCGCGGGTGGGATTGGGTCGATCCGCTCAAGGACCAGATGGCAAACGAGCGAGCCCTTAAGGCGCGGACAAAATCCTTTACAAAGGTTCTCGCCGAGCAGGGCGAGGATCTCGAGGAGCACCTGGAGACTCTCCAGGAGGAGGAGCGGCTTTTCGATTCTTACGGTCTGGACTTAAAGACAATTTTGGAAGGAGGCGCAAAAAATGCCAGCAAACAGCCCGCGACTTAAAACCGGAAAGCTCTTTCGGAGTCTTTCCCTCAACCGCGAGGCGGTCGACCTGGAGGGAAGGACGGTCGAGTTTTCGTTCTCCTCCGAGGCTCCCGTCGAGCGATGGTTCGGCGTCGAGATCCTCGATCACGGTCCCAAGGCGGTGAGGTGGGACCGGGTCCGCGCCGGCGGTCCTTTTCTGATGGACCACAGGGCGAGCGACCAGCGAGGAGTAATCGAAAAAGTCTGGATCGACAACCGGACCGGCCGGACGGTCGTCCGTCTCAGCCGGAGCGATCGCGGCGAGGAGCTCCTCCAGGATATCGCGGACGGGATCCGGCCGAATATCTCGGTTGGCTACCTGATTCACGAAATGATTCTCGAGAAAGAGGAAAACGGGCTTTGCACCTATCGGGCGACCGATTGGGAGCCCTATGAAATTTCAAGCGTATCCATGCCGGCCGACATTACGGTCGGAGTCGGCCGCTCGGAGGATACAAGTTTCGACCACGAGACGGTTATTTTTTCAACCCGAGAAGAGGAGGAAAGAAAAATGAAATGCAAACACTGTCAAAGGGAGCTCCAGGACGGCCAGGCCTGCACCTGTCCGGAGGCCAGGGCGGCCACCGGGAATGGCGATCCCTCCGGCGGGGACCGTCGGATCGAGGTCAACCGCGAGGAAGTCGTCGCGGGAGAGAGGAAGCGGATCGCCGCGATTGAAACGATCGCGGGGCAGTTCCGCAAGGTCCCCGGAATCGGCGATCTCGCGCGCCAGTTCCGCGAAAACGGAAAGAGCGTCGAGGAGTTTCGCGGGGCGGTCCTGGCGCGCCTGGCGCCGACCGAGACGGCCGACGTCCCCGATCCCGTCCGTCTCAGCCTCAATGAGGGCGAGGATCGCCAGTTCTCGCTCCAGCGCGCGATCCATTACGCGGCCTTTGGCGGCGACGGCGGTTTCGAGCGCGAGCTCTCCGACGAGATCGGGAAGAAGCTCGGCCGCGAGACGGAGGGGATTTTCGTCCCGACCTCGATCCGGGTCGGCGTCCGCGCTCCCATGACCGCCGGCGACGCCGGCCAGGGCGCCGAGCTCGTCACGGTCGGCGGCGGGGCGATGACCCTGATCGAGTACCTCTATGCGCGCTCCCTGGTCAAGCAGCTCGGCGCGACGGTCCTCGACAACCTTGTCGGAGAGGTCCCCCTCCCGCGCCAGCTCAAGACGGCGGCGCTCAACTGGACGGGCGAGAATCCCGGTGCCGACGCGGCCGATACGGATGCAACCGGCATGTGGGGGAAAACCACGCTCAGGCCGCGCCAGGCGATCGCGACCGTCCCTTTCTCGAAACAGCTTATCGCTCAGACTTCCCTCGCGATCGAGAACCATGTCCGCCAGATGCTCGGAAAGGTCAACGCCGGCGGTCTGGATAAGGCCGCGATTAACGGACCGGGAGGAAACGAGCCGCTCGGGATCCTCAACACGACCGGGATCGGCGCGGTCGTTATCGGCGCGGACGGTGGCGCGCTGTCTTGGCCGGTCGTTGTCGGGCTCGAGACAGAGGTCGAGATCGACAACGCCGATTTCGGAAAACTCGCCTATCTGACCGCTCCGCAGGTCAAGGGGCGCGCGAAGGAGCTCGAGAAGTTCTCCGGCTCCGGTCAGCCGATTTGGCCGGACAAGGCGATGAAAGATGGAATCGGAGAGCTCAACGGCTACCGAGCCGGCGTCTCGACCAACGTCCCGACCGACCTCTCGAAAGGCGGATCTAACGGGATCCTGGCGGCGATGATCTTCGGCAACTGGGAGGAGCTCTATATCGGGGAGTGGGGCGTCCTAGAGATCCTGGCCGATCCCTACGCGCTCAAGAAGCAGGGGATGATCGAGATTACCTCGACGCTCCTCGCCGATACGGCTCTCGGCCATCCTCAAGGGTTCGCCTCCTGCGAGGAGATCAATCCGGCTCTGTAAGCAATGAAACCGGCGAGGCGGCGAAAGTCGCCTCGCTCTCTCTCTTTCCTGACAAGGAGTTTCCACGATGAAAAAAATCAATGCGATCGTCATTTCCCGGCCGACGAAGATCCGGGGAAAACTCGCCGAGCCGGGGAGGGTTATCGAGCTCCCCTCGGAAAAGACGGAAAAGGAGGCTCGCGACGAGCTCTTATCCCTGGTCGGCATGGGTAAGGCTCTGCCGGCGACCGAGGAGAATATCGCCTTCGTCAAGAACCAGGTTGCGGCCAGGGCGGCCACCAAGGACCAGGACGCCGGCAAGTCCGGCGGATCCGCCGGCGGCGGAAAGAAGGGCGACAAGGCGCTCGCCGATCTCGAGAAGCGCCTTGCCGTGCTCGAGGATCGCGCCGACGCGCTCGACAAGAGGGAGGCCGCTCTCGAAAAGCGCGAGAAGGCTCTCGAGCAGAAATAAGGAAGGCTCTAGCCGGCGGGGACCGTCCAGGTCCTCGCCGCCTTTCTGGAGAATGGTATGCCCGTCGAAATAGTCCTCGCTTCTGTCTTTAGCGCCTGTGCCGGATGGGCGGTTCCTCGATTGCTCAATCGGAGCACGGTCGGCACTCGCTACCGGACGGAAAAGGACTGTGCCAACTGCGAAACCCGCCGGGCGGTGGGAGAGATCCGCTCAATGGTTCGGGAGCTCGCCATTAAGGCCGGGGTGCCGGTGCATGAGGCGCTCAAGGTCGGCGAGGCTCTGGACAAGGGAGGCAAACCATGAAACCCGAGGACCGTTTCGACCTGGTGATTTATGGAGAGATCGAGGCTCATTTTCCGGAGCTCTTGCGAGATTTGGGGCCTTTTGCCTGGCTCTGGATCAAGGCGCAAGTCTGGCAGGAATCCCGGATGCGTCCCGACGCCGTCTCTCCGGTCGGAGCGGCGGGCCTCCTCCAGCTCATGCCGGCGACCGATCTCGAGATCGACGGGGATCTCGACGGCGCGGACGTGGTCGGCAATATCGACAACGGGGTTAAGTACCTCGCTTTCCTTTACGGCCGTTTTGGCGAGATCCCGACTTTCGAGGAGCGGCTTAAGTTCGCTCTGGCCTCTTACAACGGAGGCCGAGGTTATATCAATAAGGCGCTCGAGCTTTCGCGGAGCGCCTCCGGCCTTCTCGGTTCCTATTCGGAATGGGTTCGCTCCGGCCGGCCGGCCGGGGAGTGGCAACTCTGGAAGGTCGCGCGCGAGGCGCTCGTCCGGCCGGAGTGCCGGGTCAAAGGCAAGAATCCCGATTGGGTCCAGATCTTCGACTATGTCGAGAAGATCGAGGGCCGGTTCCATTACTACACACAAGGAAAGGAGCTCAACAAATGAAAAGGTTTTTCTCTGTCCTGGTTCTGTGTCTGGTCCTCGCTCTGGCCGCGTTCCCCCTCCTGGTCGCGCCGTGCTATGCAATGGAGGAGGGCGGCGACCTGGTCGTCGCGGGTGTTCTCTCCTTCGTCCGCGACGTCCTTGCTCCCCTGGCCGTCGCTCTCCTCTCCTTTTTGCTTTCATGGCTCGCGAAGAAGGCCGGCGACAAGTTCAAGCTCGATTTTTTGAAAAACCAGGAGGACCTGATCCTCGCGACCGCGAAAAACGCGGTCGGGTTCGTCGAGGAGTACGCCGCGAAACGACTCAAGGAAAAGGGGGAGAGTTTCCGGCTTACCGGGTCGGACAAGCTCGATCTTGCGGCCTCGCGCGTCATGGCCGCCTTCCCGAAAATCGATCCGGTCGAGGTCCGCGAGCGGATCGAGGCGGTCCTCGGCCGATCCGAGGGCGCCGGCGCGACCGGCCGCCAGGCGATCAAATAGGGGCGCGCCGTGCTTTCCCTGGCCGGCGGGATCCTGGAGCTTTTGCTCTTTGCCTTGAAAGCGTTCTTTTCTCCCGGCGCCGTCGAGCGCCGGGAGGAGAGCGCGAGGAGAAAAACGACAAATGAAAACATCGAGCTCTTTCGGGAAATGCTGTATGAGGACGACGCTCGTCGTCTTAGCGTTCTTGCTTCTGTCCAGTCTGACCGGGTGCGCGCGCTCTTACGTTCCGATCCCCGAGGGCGAGACGATCGAGGTCCCGAAAGGGACGCTCGACGAGTTGTATCGAAATAACGAGCTCCTCCTCCAGGAGCTCGAGGCCTGTCGGGAGGCGCATCCGCGATGATGGAGTTTTTGGAGCAAGACGCGCGCGACCTGGTCGAGAGTGAGCTCTCCGTCGCGGGGGCTCTGCAACCGGCCGGAGGCGGAGCGGCCGTCGAGATCCGGGGGATCTTTCGCTCCCCCTATAATGCCGAGAAGCTCGGGGACCTGAGCGCCGGAGGGGGCGCTTATCGTTTTCACTGTCTCTCCGAGGACCTGGCCGGCGTCAACGCCAGGCGGGGGACTCTGACGATTACCGGCAAAATTTACCGCGTCCAGGAGCCCAAAGCCGACGAGCTCGCGCCAGGGTGGACGACTCTTTATCTCGGGGCCTGATTATGACGATCCGCGAGCAACTTAGAAAAAAGATCGAGGCGCGCCTCGGCGAGATCCGCGTCGGGGGCCAGGTCGTCCTGGCTCACTCCGGCAAGGTCCACGCCTTCGCCTCCGACCTGGGGGTCCGCATCTATCCCTTCCGATCCGACGACGTTCCCGACGAGGAGATCCCTTGCGTCGGGTTTCTCGACCAGGAGTCGCCGGCCGACGAGTCGGACGAGGGGGCCGGCCTCCAGCGATACAAGCTCGCCGTCGGGATAACCGGCCTCGTCAAGGTCGCGGATCCGGCGCTCGAGAAGCCGGAGGACCTGGCGACGGCCGCTCTCGCCGATATCCTGGCGGCGATCGGCAAGGATCCGGAGTTCGACGGCCTGGCCGAGGCCTGGGCTCGGCTCGGGTCGGTTTCGATCGAGGTCGATCCGAATGGATTTCGGGCGGCGGCTAACGTCGAGCTCGAGATCGAATATCAATCGAAATTATGGGAGGTCTGACAATGGCAGAAACGAAACAGGAAAAACCGAAAATCATCGAGGCGATCGCGAAAGCGGACGCCGGTTATCATCCCGATTTCGGCCGGATCGTTAAGGGGAGGGCTTACCAGGTCCCCGAGCGGCCTTTCCCCGATCAACTCTTTACCAGGCCGGCCGCGCCGGAGCAGGTCCGCGACGGCTCCAGGGTCAAAAAGTAAACACCATTTTTTAAAGGAGGTTTTTCGTTATGAATGGAATTTCAGGAGCCGAAATTAGGGCCGCTTTTGTTCGGGCGGTCGCATGGGGCCAGGCGGTCGCCTGTGGGGCCGGTCACGGCCTTTTGATCCTCCCGACCTCGATCCGCAAGGATAGCGGGGTCGAGAGCGACGACTCCCTCGGGACCTATCACTCGAGCGACGGGGATCCCGGCGCGATCACGGTCGAGGGGGATCTCCCTCTTTATCTGCGCTATGACGGCCTCGATCCGCTCCTCGCTCTGGTCTGCGGGATCGCCGGCGCGCCGGTCCAGCAGGGGGCGGATCCGGCCTATGCGTACAAATACCGGCCGGCGAAAGATATCAAGGGATATTTCGGGACCTTCGCCAAGGATATGAAAAACTATGTCGAGGAGATCCCGAGCGCCAAGCTCGCCGGCTTTACCCTTCGCGGCGACGCGGGGGGAAAGCTCCAGCTCGTCCTTAAGGTTATCGGGATAAACAAGATCACGGTCTCCGGAGTCAACACGCCGGCGACCTTCGTCAACGTCACGATCCCCGAGGTCGCGAATCCGGTCCGCTTCGCTCACGGCGTTTTTAGGATGAACGATCGCGACGCCGTCGCTCTCGCGGCCGGGGACAAGATCTATCCGTCGAGCTTCGAGTTTTCCTATATGCGAAAGCTCGCCGGCGTCCATACCGGCGAATATCGGACGGCCGAGCCAAACGTCCAGGAGTTAATCGACGAGCCGCTAAACGACGGCGCTCCCGAGGTCCGGCTTAAGCTCCAGTTTCCGCGCCATTCGTCAAACGCCTTTCTCCTCGACCTGGCAAACGACAAGAGAAAGAAGTTTGACGCCGTCTTTACCGGCGCGACGATCGGCGCGACGGCGCACAAGCGGACGTTTTCCCTCTCCCTCCCGCACCTCCAGCCGTTAAACGACGATCCGGCCGACGAGCGCGGGATCATCAAGGAGCCTCTCGAGTACCTGGTCCACGCGGCCGAAGTCGCTCCGGCCGGCTTTGATTTTACCGAGCCTTTCGAGATCGGCGGGATCAATCAAAACGCGGCCGATCCTCTGGCTTAAACCAAACGAGAAAAGGAGTTTTTGTTATGGCGCGATTAGGTCTTTTTATCAATCAGAAGCCGGAGAAGGCGATCCAGTTCGACGAGGACACGGAGGTCTTGATCGCCTTCGTCGGAAAACAGGAGCTCCAGGAGATCCAGCGCAAGGCCGACAAGGCGGCGCGGCTCGGCGGCGCGGATCCCAAGGATTTCTTTAACCTCAAGCTCGCCGAGCGCGCCGTTAAGGGGTGGCGCAAGATCGGCGCGCCGGATCATCCCGGCCTTATCGTCGGCGGCGAGCCTTTTCCCTTTACCGAGGAAAACCGCGCGCTCCTGATGAAACACAGCCTCGACTTTTGCGCTTTCGTCAACGCTCACGCGGTCGAGGCGAAAGAGTTTCTCGACGACGACCAGGAGGAGCTCGAGGCGGGAAAAAACGGCTAACCGCGTTCCTCCTGGCGAGCGCGGATTTTCAAGGGGTCGACTGCGGCAACTGCGCCGAGGCTCTCCGCGAGGAGGGCCTCGAGCCGGACTGTTTCGAGGGGAAATGTCTCGCCGGGATCGACGAG